GCTTCTAGTTTGTTAAGGTCGGCTTGGTAGGCGCGCTTTTCCTGCTCGCTCATCCGGCGCTCTAACTCGTCGTTGCGTTTGCGCAGGAAATCAAGCTCCGTCTTATCACGGGTAATTGCTTTGTCCCGGCGGTCTTTGCGTTCGAGTTTTTCCAGGCGACGGCGTTCGCGAATAGCTTCCCGCTCTGCATCCGTTCCACCTTCGTCATTGTCTTCAGAGTTCTTGGCAACTCTGTCGTCGTCTTGGTCTTTATTAGGATCGTCTTCTAGAATGACAACTTCGTGTTTGTCTTGGTCTTCGTCGACCTCTTTCATTACATCAGCCATTTACCATCTCCTTTCAGATGAATGCTTTAACGGATAGTGGGTCGACCTCTACACGGCCGATAATATCCAAATCGTTAAAAATAACAAACAGCGCGTATTCGCCGTTTTCGGTAGGTACTTCCCAGCGGTCTCCCCCGTACTTGGCAACCCGGACGTAGTCACCCTCCTTACACCAAGAGCCTTCTGGCCAAGAGGCCATAGTGTCCCGGTTTTTAAAGGCGAGCGGACCGACAGAGATTACTTTAGCAACCTGGGTATTCCACTTTTCAGTATCCCGCGATCCGCTATCAATAATGATACCAGAGGCGGTCTTTTGCTTAGGGGTACGAATTTGAACCAGAACACGGCTTCCGAAGGGCTGAATTCCAGCAGGTACTGCTGGGAAAGCCTCCGCCAATGTGTCCTCATAAGTCGTTGTTACCATTTTTCTCCTCGTCTAGAAGTGTTAAAAGTACATTAAGAGCAGCTTCGTAGCCAGCTACTACACCGACGCGATACCCGTACTCGAAGGTGTCGCGATTTTGGGGACGCCTAAGGGACTCAAGCGCAAACGCAGCCTGCTCAGCCTTTATACGGTTAAGCAGGGGAGTTTCAATACTCACGCGGGAGTCTTAGGGGTGTTGGGGGCGGAGGGCAACGTCTGGCCATTGGTCTTGTCACCTGCTGCCATGCGATGCTTCTGCTTAACAAAGGCGCCCGTCATAGGAACGGTGCCGGGTTTTGGTTTATCAGCCATTTCTTACTCTCCTAGTTTTCAGACACCGGGATTGATGCCTGTACCTGTGGAAACGGCGATCTTTTCGCCGCTCGCAATCTCTGCCGCTGCAAGACGCAAGGCGGTATTATTGTCGTCGGTATTCATCTGGTAACGCGTTTGCATTTCCAGTTGGCGACGTTGGTCTTCTTGTGCCTGGCGCAGTTGCTCACGCTGGAGCTCTTCAGCCCGCGTTTTGTCTTTATCGCTAAATTCCGCTTGCTTAAACTGCTGCGCTTGTTGAAGCTTAGCCATATCTAGCTGCATTTGCTGGCTTGCCTTAGCTTGGTCGGCCTGCATACGCATTTGGTTAGCCTGCTGCTGGGCTTGGATATTCATCTGCGCAATTTGCAAGGAACTGTCCGGCGGCATTTGCGGTTGCTGTTTAAATTGCTGGGCCGCTTGGTCAATCTGTCCAAGTTCTTGGCCAAATGAACCCAACTGCTGCTCAATTATCTTCTGGACTTCCAAAATTACGTTAACTTGTTGGTCAGAATCGTCTTCTATCAGCCCTTGGCGCTGCGCTTTGTCAACCGCCTCATGCGATTCCACTAAATAGTAGTTTAGCAGGTGGTCACGCAAGTGTACTGCCATAGGCATCATGTAAGTCCTGGCAATTAGCGGGTTAGAACCAAGGAGCGGGGACTTTAAGAAGGGAAGATGCGTCATTATGTGGGCGATATGGTCCTGTCTAGGCAAGACATACACCGGGCGCCCCATTGCTGCCGCCACATTTTCACTTACTGGGTCAACGTCTTCGGAGGCAGGCTTAGGTTGGAGGACATCATCGTCACTTATTTTCAGGTTGCGAAGGAACATCTCCTCCACTTTCCGCTGGTCATACATTTGGGGCATCATTGCTGCCCGCTGGAGTATGGCCTGGACTTGGGCGAAGCGCTGGGTTTCGCTGAAAATAGCAGGGTCGCTTACCGGAACGATGTCTAACGGGCCGTCAAAATCGGATGGATCGATCTCCAAACCGGATTTCTGCGCCTCCACATCCTCTGTCGTCAGGTAAGCGGAATTAAGACGGTGGAGGATCTTGAAAGACCTGCTCATCGAATTATGCAAACGGGAGTGGATGGAGCTAAAAACCACCATTCCCTGTTCAATAAGCGCCATAGTGGTGCCTACCGGCTGGTTCATATGGGCGTCGGACAGCTTCTCAAACGACGTCTGGACAACCCCTTTACCCGCATCTACCACAAATCCAAGCAATTGGAAGAGGACAGGGCTAGGGCCGTTAAAGGGCAAGGGCATGGCTAGCTTGCGAACGTCATCCACCAACGCCCCGCCTTCCATTTCCACAACCTCTGTCGGCTGGACGTTAAGGGTTTGGCCTCCTGGACCGCCTTTAAGTTTAAGGAGTGTCGGGACGTTCTGGATATGGGCGCTGTCTAGCAAAGCGCGCAAGGCTCCTGTTGCCGCCCCACTTAGCCCACCAATCATGTGGGTAAGCCCGATTGGGTAAGCGCCCCGCCAAGGCACAAACGGGAACTCCACGATGTTGTCTAATTCGCGATGGTAATCATCATCCGGCTCCCAGTTGCGGTAAAGGGAAAGACCCTTGCCGCTAGACTTGTCGATGCTTAGGATGTAGGGGTCAGGTCCATCTCCAAAATCTAAATGCGTATACACCTCAAAGATCGTCCGCAAACCGTCCTCGTTGTAGGAGGTGTCTTTGCGTCCTTCGATCTTGTCATTGGCAATGGTGGATTTACTAAACTCCAGCTCTCCCGGCATGCCCAAGTCGGTATCAATATACATGCCCCTGCGCACCCGCTTCTCATACTCCATTTTGGTGATGTATTGGACGTGGGTTTTGCGTTCTGCAGAATAAAAGTTGGTTGCAGCAAAAGGCAGGTAGACATCGTCTATGGGAATGAATTCCGATACCGGGCGCTTGTATTGCGCATTCCACATAAACTTCATGTACTGGGCGCCACCGAGCGGGAGCTGGGTGCTTAGTTGCTCAAGCTCACCTCGGAACTCAGGCATCTGCTCCGTCGTTTGCCAGTTCATGAACTCTGCTTTGCGCTCCGCCCGCTCCATCTTCTCCTTGTCCTGGGCTCCCAAGATCTTGCTCTTGACAGGGCCACTGGGTGGGAAAAGCTCTTTCATTACGCGTGCGCTAAAGTCCACGCAAGCCTCTACCAGCATGGGGTGGACGACTTTATTGGCACCAGTAAACTGCGCGCCTCCGGGAGCATCGTCACCTAGCCCGGTACGGCGGAGGCCTTCTTCGTAAAGTTTGTCGCGCTTGGCGCGGGCTTCCTTGTCTTTGGCAATTTTATCTAAGAGGTCGGTAATGGCCTCTTTAAGCATTGCTTGGTCAACATCTTCTAAGATGTTGGCAAAGTGCTTTTGCTGTATCCGGTCATCGTCTTCGTTGGCGACTTTGACCATCGCCCCGCCGTCATCGGTCTCGGTAACGTCTGAGTCTTCGTTGTCCAGCTCTACTGTCTCCCCGTCATCGGCGGACATACCTTTGGTGTCTTCTTCAGCCATACATTTCCTCTTTTAGGGAGTTGACTATTGCGTCTACTTTAGCCGGATCGTACTCCGTCCCGTAATGCCGGGCAACAAGTTCGTCTACCTTGGCGGGATTGTAGACTAACCCGCCCCTTGCTAAACCTTCTGCAGGCGGGGCAAGCATATTTTCTACCTCTCGGCTTGTCATAAAGCGAGGCCGATCTGGAAGCTGGGAGTGGGCGTTATAAAAATTAGCAACCCCTTGCTCAATATTCCGTTCTGGTGAAACGCGCTGGAGGAGCCTTAGCATTTCATTTTTGTCATTAATGTCAAACAATCCTGCGTTATGTAAATCATCTACCCCACCCCATGTCCCGCTTTTAACAAAGTCTTGGATATAGGGTAAAAGGTGATCGTCTGGTCCAGGTTTTGTATCGGTACCAAGGCGCAAGTTTTGGCGCGAGTCTTTTTTGCCCGATCCTTTAATTTGATTGATAAAAGCAGGAGGAGGACCCAGTACTTCAGTTGCTGCTTGTTGGAAAGCGTCCATCCTTGCTATGTCAAAAGGCAAAATGGATGTGTTAGCAGGATCCATCCCTTCTATCTTTTTACCATAAAGTTCTTTTGCCCGATTGTAAACAGCTTCGTGCTGGTCCGGTGGTAGCTTTTTGTCTAGTCCAAATGTGTATGTAAAATTTTCTGGAAAGGAATCCCGCGTTTGCTGTCCCCCTTTCCAACTGTAACCGATGGGGTGGAAATCTTGTTTTATAGTTTCAATTGTCGCATGGGGCATGCCCGACTCATCACGCAGGGAGAAGATTCGGTGCTTACCCGATTCTACCTCAGGGCAATAACCCCCGACACAGTTGCCCATGGTTGAACCCTCATAGTCAAGGGCGTCTTGGAGAATATTTTTTCCAAAATTATGATTCTCAAAAGCATCTTCCGGAGTCTTTCCAACCCCGCCAGTAGAGCGCCCGTTTTTATCCATAACAGCAAACCATCCGGGATTGTTAGGAAGTTCTGAAATCGAGTAACCAGGCGGGAGCTCTGTCACCTCGGGTTTCTTAAACTCTACCCACTTAAAGGGTTGGCCCGGATATTCTTTGTGAAGAATAGTGGCGGAGTTATTCGCCTTCTCTTGGTTAGCAACTGCCTCTTCCTCTTGCCGGTATTTGTTTACTGCAGCCAAACGTTCCACCGCTTGGGGAACGGTGACTTTAGACAGGTCTGAAGGCGTCCAGCGGAGGGCTTGCGGCAAGTCCGAGCCTTCGCGAATAACATTATGCAACTCATCCACCAAGTGGTCGAACTGGGCGTTGTCAAAGTTTGATCTAAGTTCGTAAGTAGGGGTATTTGGAGGAAGGTCTCTTAACCACGGGTTTCTTTCTAAATCCAGGTTAGCTGTTCTAAAAGAGTTAGGCATTTCACCTTGCCTGACGCGCATGCCAGCGCTTCTTGGTCTAATGCTTTCGTCTGCTATCGCCTCCCATTGCTGGGCTAACGGACTCTGGGCAAGCCCTTCCCTTGGAAAGCCCGCCTCCATCCTGTCTTTCGAAATAGCCGGTCTGCCTGGCATTCCTTCATAAAGAGGTAGGTGGTTAATGCCCCGCTCCGCTAGTGCGCGCAATGGGTCTTCGGGCGTCCCCATCTCGTTCTGGACATACTTGGCAAGCTTTTTATCGATCCATTGGTTAAGGGCTGTGCCTTCTTCACCAAGCATCTTTGCGTAAACGTCGGGCCTGTTCTTTTGCATCCACTCATGGGGATTGCGGTGACCGTTTTCTGCAACAATCTTATCCCACAATCCCCAATCGCCAGAGACTTCGTTAATCATGTTCCCACTCATCCAGACAGGGCTTCTACGAAGAGGTTTTAAAGTTGCAGGGATGTCACCTGTTAACCAGTTGCCGCCTTTATTCTTGATGACATTCATTGGGCTAGCGGCTCCAAGAAGCATCGGGGAATCAAGCGCTTTCTGAGCCAGCTTATATCCAGCTTCGGACTTTGCAAGGTTGCCCAATGCACCTGCAGCTTGGCCCAGCTGCTTGCCCCCGAAGGGC